CTGCTGCACTTTCTGAGGAAGCTGTAGCATCTGAACGCCGTGGGCGTAAGGGCAGAGGTTCTACTGTTGTTGCCGGTGTAATGGGTGATCAAACTGCGCCAACTGGCGGTGCGAGTACCAAGCCAACTTTATTGGGGTAAATCATGCAAGATGCAAAAGCCATCATATCTCGTTTTGAAAAGCTAGAAGGCGCAAGAGCAAACTGGGATACGCATTATCAGGAGTTGGCAGATTATATGCTGCCGCGCAAGGCTGATATTGTTCGCAAACGTAGCCGTGGCGAAAAGCGTATGGAATTGATCTTTGATGGCACTGCACTGCAAGCTGTCGATCTGCTGGCTTCATCTTTACATGGTATGCTTACAAGTGGTGCTACGCCTTGGTTCCACCTGACGTTAAAGGATGATGATCTAGGGCGTGATGAGGAAGTGCAAGCTTGGCTAGAAGACAGCAGCCAGCGCATGATGCGTGCTATCACCACATCAAACTTTGAAACTGAAATCCATGAGATGTATGTGGATTTGGTTGTGTTTGGTACTGGCTGTATGTTTGCGGAGATGGATAAAGAAAATCTGCGCTTTAGCACAAGACACATCTCAGAGTTTTATGTAGCTGAAGACCAGTACGGTATTGTAGATACTGTTTTCCGTAAGTACAAACTGCCAGCGCGTCAAGCTGTGCAAAGGTTTGGCATTGAGAATGTAGGCACTTATATCCAAAGAGTGCATGAGAAGAAACCTGATGAGGAAGTAACTCTGCTTCACGCAGTTTTGCCACGCGCAGAACGCGATACTACAAAACGTGATAATAAGAATATGCCATTTGCTTCTATGTATATCTGCATGGAAACAAAGATGATCCTTATGGAGAGTGGCTTTCAAGAGTTTCCGTATGTAGTTCCGCGCTTCCTCAAGGCAACTGGGGAAGTGATGGGTCGATCACCAGCTATGGTGGCGTTGCCTGACGTTAAGATGCTTAATCTTATGTCCAAGACCATCATACAAGCTGCACAGAAACTAATTGATCCTCCCTTATTAGTTCCTGATGACGGATTCCTTCTCCCTGTCCGTACCCAGCCTGGTGGTCTCAACTTCTTTAGAAGTGGAACAAGGGATACAATTACGCCACTAAACACAGGCGCAAACATTCCTATTGGCCTAAACATGGAAGAACAGCGCAGACAAGCTATTCGTTCAGCTTTCTTTGTAGATCAACTGCTGACAGGCGGTGCGCCTAACATGACAGCTACAGAGGTAGTGCAGCGTCAAGAGGAGCGTATGCGCGTTATTGGGCCAGTATTAGGCCGTTTAATGAATGAGATGCTGCGTCCGTTGATTGACCGCACATTTGCTTTGATGTTGCGTGCAGATATGCTTGCTCCACCACCAGAAATCTTGCAGGGGCTTGATGTGGATATTGAATATGTATCACCGCTTGCACGCGCACAGAAGTCTAGCAGCCTTAACAGCACAATGAAGGCTTTGGAAATTTTGTTACCGTTGGCTCAATCATTGCCTGTAGCAGACCATATTGATGCAGATGGCCTTGTTAATCACATCATGGAAAGCCTTGGTGTTCCAAAGAAAGTTGTGAAATCTCAGTCTGAGGTTGATTCAGCGCGGCAAGAACAGGCTGCACAACAACAAGCAATGATGGAAAGGCAAGAGGCAAGTCAAGATGTTCAAGACGTTGCTCAGATTGCACAAGCATCACGGATGGTATCTAAATGAGTGAGCAGATTGCCCAGCTTAAAACTATGTATACAGATGTATTTACAAGCACTGCCGGAGAAAAAGTGCTTGGTGATCTTGAGGCGCGTTGTAACTGGCGTGCTTCAAGCTATGTGGCTGGCGATGCCAATGCCACAGCATTTGAAGAAGGGAAGCGTGCAGTAATACTGCACATCTACAACATGATGAATGAGGAGAAGTAAATGTCAGAACAGGTTGCCGAACAGGTAGCCCAGCCAGAAGCAACTCCATCTATGCTGGAAACTCCAGCAGAAGTTGCACAAGGCGGGTCTGGTAACGGTTTCATGGAAATGATACCAGAAGAACTAAGGGAGCATCCAAGCCTTGCACCTATTAAGGATGTAGGCAATCTAGCGCGTTCCTATGTGAATGCACAAAGATTGATTGGATCAGATAAAGTTCCGTTGCCAGCTAATCCTACAGATGAAGATTTAGACAACATCTATTCAAAGCTTGGCAGACCAGAAGATGCGTCAGGTTATGAGATTGCTACTGATGGGAACATCATTACAGAGGAAGTTGCTTCTGCTTATGCTGATGTGGCTCACAAGTTACGTCTAACACCAGAGCAAGCTAATGGTATCCTTGAGTATTACAAGGGCAGCATTGGTCAGACTGAAGAACAAATGCAGCAATTTGCAGAGCAGCAAGCTGAAGAAACCACTGCTGAACTGCGGCGCGAATGGGGAAGGGCATTTGAAGACAAGGTTGCTCTAGCTAAAGATGTAGTCGATCAGTTTGCTGGGAATGAAATCCTGCAAATGCGCCTTGAAGATGGCACAATGATTGGCAACCATCCCGCCTTTATCAAGGCTTTTGCTGCAATCGGTGACTTTAAGTCCACAGTGACCAGCGAAGATACGATTAGTGATGGCGCAGTTAATCGTCAGTTTACGCCAGCACAGGCGCAAGCAGAGGTTGATGCTATCATGAATGATAAAAGTCATGCGTATTGGGATAGAAAAAACCCTGTAGCGCGTGATCGTGCGGTAGCGCGTATGCAAGAATTGATGGCGATGATACATGAGTGATAACGAAAGTACATTATCCCCATTGGAAATTAGGCTCGAATGCCTTAGAATGGCAGTTGAGTTTGGTACGCAACGTGATGTTTTGAACCCAGTTGAACTGGCAGATAAGTATTACGATTGGGTAGTAAAAGAGGGTAGCGGAGCAATCCGTCCTCAAGACCATCGGAAAGACGATAGCCATAGGTCGGCTCAAAAGACTAGGAGTGTCCGAACTGTCGGGTAGCACGCTGCAAAGTTCAAATGTAACCTGTAGAAAAGAAGGAGTGACGATATGTCAACTCAAGTAACTACAGCATTTGTGCAACAGTATTCTGCTAACGTGCAGATGCTTTCACAGCAGATGGGTTCTCGTCTGCGTGATGCAGTGCGTGTTGAGAATGTTGTCGGCAAAAATGCTTTTTTTGACCAAGTGGGTGCAGCTACAGCGCAATTGCGTACTACACGCCACGCCGATACCCCGCAAATCGATACACCACACGCTCGCCGCCGTGTGTCTCTTGCGGATTATGAGTACGCTGACCTGATCGATGATCAAGACAAGGTTCGTATGCTGATTGACCCTACCAGTGCTTATGCAATGGCAGCGGCAGCAGCTATGGGTCGTGCAATGGATGATGTTATCATCACCGCTGCAACAGGAACATCTTTCACAGGTGAGACTGGCTCAACATCAACAGCCTTGCCAGCCGGTCAGAAGATTGCTTCTGGTAGTGCAGACATGACTGTTGCAAAGCTGCGTGAAGCTAAGAAAATCCTTGATCTTTCTGACGTTGACCCATCAATCCCGCGTTACATTGCGGTGGGGCCAAACCAGATTGAGGCATTGCTTGGTGACACAAACGTAACCTCAAGCGACTTCAATACTGTCAAGGCACTTGTCCAAGGTGAAGTAAATCAGTTCATGGGTTTCAACTTCATTATGACAAACCGCCTTGCAATCTCAGGCAGCACTCGCTCATGCTTTGCATGGGCTGAAGATGGCCTAGCGATTGGTGTCGGTAAAGATGTTAATGCAAGAATTGATGAGCGTGCTGACAAAGGCTACGCAACTCAGGTCTACTATTGCATGAGCATTGGTGCTACACGCATGGAAGAAAACAAAGTCGTTCAAATCGATTGTGATGAATAGGAGATTGAAGAATGGCTACTGTATATTCCGTACAAAAGACTAACTGGAACCAAACAGTTCCAGCGGTCAACAACAAGACCAATGAAATGGGCGGTCGTGTTCGTATTGCTCATGGCGTTTATGAGGCATCTTCCCTCGCATCAGGTGACGTTATTGAGATGTTCAACATCCCAAATGGCGCACGCTTGATCGAAGGTTCGCTGGCTCACGATGCTCTTGGTGGCTCAACAACTTTGTCTGTAGGCTATGCCGCACACACTGATAACAGCGGCACAGCCGTTGCTGCCAGTGCAGCAGCATACAAAGCAGCAGCAGCTTCAACATCAGCACAGAAAGTAGACATTTTGGCTACTCTTGCGCTGGGTTCTGGCACTGTTGTAGATGCAGACAAAGATGGCTTGCCAGTTTCCGTCACAATGGGCGGTGCTGCTGGTACAGGCACTATTGAAGTCACAATCAAGTGGGTTCTTGACTGATTTGGTTGGGGCGGCTTCTGTCGCCCCTTCCTTCCTATTAGGAGTGGGTCATGCCATCTGTTGTTGATATTTGTAACGAAGCTATGGATTTGCTGGGTGCAGCAACCATTACCTCACTAACTGAAAATTCAAAAGAAGCGCGACTTTGTAACCGCAAGTTTGATACTGTGCGGGATTCAGTATTACGCGCACATCCTTGGAATGTGGCTATCTCAAGAGCAGCTTTAGCTGCCAACAGCACAGCCCCAGCATTCGGGTTTACCTACCAGTTCCCATTG